GATACACTCGTCGTTAAGGACTTGAATCGTTGGTTCAAGGAGAAGTGGGTGGATGTATCACGCAAGGACAAGGACGGTAAGCACCCGCCGTGCGGAAGGAGCAAGGCCAAGAAAGGTAGCAAAGGCTACCCCAAGTGTCGCCCATCAGTTAAGGTGTCCAGCAAGACTCCTAAGACCAGTGGCTCCATGAGCGAAGGGCAGAAGCGTGCGGCGACTAAGCGTAAGCGTAGCAAGAAGCAGGGTGTTGGTGGGAAGCCGACAATTGTCAAATCGGTTCTTGTCCTCAAGAACCCTATCAGCCCCGAAGCCAAGCGGCACAAGTTGGAGTACGACAAGAAGTACGAGTCTACACCGGAGCGTGTCAAGTATCGCAGTGAACTCCGACGAGAGCGCCGACACCGTGGCATTGACGGCAAGGGTGGACCTGACATGAGCCACACGAAGGACCACACGCTGGTAGCCGAAGACCCTCACGCCAATAGAGCCCGCCACTTTAAAGAGCGAGGCACACTTAAGTCGGATGTCGTGCTGGTCAGATAGAGGAGAACGACTTGCAACGCATTTGGGACGACCTGTTTGTTGAGATTCTAAAGGTCAGCAAGTGGAATTTGCAGAAAATCCAAGAGTTGCAGGACGGTAGCGACGAGGCTCTGTGTCTGCTGATTGAGGCTTCTGAGCATTATTCGTATCTCCAACAGGCTTATCACGATAAAAGGCCTGCCAGCATACATGTCGGAGTCTTCTTTACCGATTGACCACGCTTGGTCGGTCGTGAAAGGTGACCCTGACAAGGTTGAGAAGATTTTACCTTTGGCCGTTCCCGCCGCTTTCGGTTTATTGGGTGGATTCACAGGCGCAGGGGGTAGGGTTTTCAATCCCGAGACAGGAAAACTTGACCCCGGCTTTCATGGCGGTGCTACTTTCCAAGACCCTTTTACAGGTGGTCTACTTGCAGAAAAAGAAATTGAAGATGCTACAGGCGGTCAACGGGCACTTGGATTCGCTACTGGTGCATTACAGGGTTTGAATCCTTTGGCTTATGTCAGTGGGGCAGGGAGAGGAGCACAGGCAGTCAGAGCAGGTCGGCAAGCGAACAGAGCGAGAGCGGCCAGCCGAGTTGGTAGCGATACCGCAGAGGCCGTTGCTCGTCAGCAGGACATGCTGTACCCCGGTTTGCGTAGTAAGGTGACGCCCGAAGGCTACATTGATTCCACCATGACGCCTTTTGGTGCGGCGCGACAATCAGCGGGGCGAGGCTTTGATGCAGGTGCCACAGGTCTACGGAGAGTTGGCGACAGCAGATTCAACCGTACACTTGGTCGTGGTTTCCAAGCACTCGGACAAGCAGAAGAGCAGTTAGGCCCCGTTGCCGCTACGCTCATGGGTGCTTACGGCGCACAATCACTACTTGGACAAGACAACGACCAAGATAGCGGCTTTGGTATGCAAGGCCAAACCCAAGGATTCGGGTCAGGAGGACTCGGCATCAATGATATTTCCAATGTACAGGGCAACACTGTTGCTGACCGTCAGATATGGAACCCGGACGCTTATCGTAGCGACCCAAGGGCCACTGGCTTTGAAGCACAGCAAGAGTTCGGTGGATTTGGAACAACGAAAGGTGAGAATATGTTTGTGAATAACACAGGTGAAGAAATCAGAAAGCAAGTAGAAGAAATGATGTACAAAGCAAAGTGCTCCGAGTGCGATAAAGAAGACTGCATCGGTAAAATGCACTGTAGTATGAATAAAGCAGAGTGCCCTAAATGTGGTAAAAACTGTAAGTGCGATGACAAGAAAAAGGCAGATGACAAAAAAAGCAAGAAACCAGCCCACGGTATGGTCATTGTTATCGGCTCTAAAGCAGGCCCCGGTCCCTCAAAGGACGGCAAGCGGGAAAAACTTGACTCTGAAAAGAAAGAAGAGTGATGACTGCTTCGCAGTGACCGGGTCGGAGGGGCACTCTCTCCCTCTTCGGCCCTCCTTTCATATTTTTGTGATACCTTTATGAGTACAACAGTGGTGCGAACACCGAGAGGGATTGTTGTGCAGAGCGGTAGAGAGCCAATGAGAGACGCTGACCAAGCAGAGATAAGATTGATGGGTTTGATTCTCACCCAAGCCGTGTCAATAGGGATAGCCATTGCTGTTTTTGATGCAGGTTACTGGCTTAAATTGGATGACCCGACAGTCAACGGAATCACTTACGCTATGGCCGCATTTGCAGTACAAGGTGTAGCCTACTACTTGTTCAAAATGTTCTTCCAGCAAGGTATGGACGAACGGGCAAGGATTGCTTCTCAGGAAAAGCAACGCCGTACACGCTACCGTAGCATGGAAATGTCATTTGACCGACGCCGACAAGACATGGAAATCCGCATGCAAGAGGCACAATTGGAGTCCGAACTTAACTGGATGGAACATAACCCCGGTAAAACACCACCTTGGATTGAGCAACGCATGAAGGGTGCTGGTACCGGTACTGTTGACTTCGTACCTGCTAAGACCTCTGCACCTCTTTCTCTCGGATTTGACTTTGACGATGGCAAGGAACCTCAGCGAAACGCTGACGGGACATTCAAGAAAAAGGACAAGTGATGCCACATGGGTCGCATTTTCAAGACCCCCAGCGACGACGCTGTGGAGGAAACCCTTCGTAGCATGCACATCGCCAACACGGTGGATGTTGCTTACGAACGCGGCTGGGGTTGGTTGAAAGTGGTGATATTTTCAACGACAACTGCATTTGTTGTCAGTGCTTTTGAATTTTACACTGATTGGAATCTGTGGGAATCTTCAGGTGATTGGCTCAAAGGTAAGTTGCAGAGTTGGTCAAACGCTATTTTTTCGGGGAGAGACTGATGTCACTGGGAGGTAGCGCACTTGTTGGCGGCGTGGTGTTCGCCAAAGAGTTGTACCACTACTGGAAACCAAGGCGAGTAGGCGTATACGGTCCGACAATGGTTGGTAAAACTACGCTTGACCGCTACATGACAACGCCCGGAGAGATGGAGGACATTCCACTTGACGAGCGTACCAAGCACTTCAAAGTACCCGGTTTCAATCGCTTTTTACTTCCCGGTGCGACTCGGAAGCGTGTTTCTTGGAAAGGCGACAAGCGTGTGGTATATTCCTCTGACATTGCTGGAGAAGAACGCTTTTGGAATCTTTGGACGGACGACATGGTAGCGAGACAAGTAGAGGCCATCATATTTTTGTTTGACCATCGCTGTACACAAGGAGGAGACCCTGCTGTGCAAGCCGTAGGAGGATTTAAATTTCTTGTAGATGCAATCGTTCATAGGCAGTATCGCTATCGTAATTTGAAAAGTCGCTGGAAAGGTAAGAGATATGTTCCGAAAATGGTTATGTTGGTGGCAAACAAAGCGGATGAATGGTGGGATGAGCAAGCAAACATACTGTGGCAACAGCAACGCCTTGGTGAACACAGAATGTTTGACCCGTTCCGAGAAGACCTCGTACGCCTCCAAAAAGCGGGTGTTCCTACGAAGAGGGGAATGATGGCTACGAAAATTGGTTGGAATGTAGAAAATACAATGTTGGATTTGTTAAGTTAAGGTGAAGAAAATGATGAGATTACGAGGATATGGAGTACCGCAGAGTGACGCCAATTTGGCAAACATGAGTCAGTCTCATTTGGTGGCCTTGGGCCAGCAAGGGAACGCAAGTCATGAACAGTTGATGGAAATGCAAGCCGCACAGCAAGGTATGCAAGAAATAGCCAAGCAGAACATTGAGGTACCTAAAGTGAACTTCTACCCAAGTCGTCATCCTGACCCAAGAAAGGCTCGCAAACAGGACATCAAGCAGGCTCGTAAGTTGCTAACTCCTACAAAGCGAAGTTTGTTTAACCCTCTCCGCTGGGTTTGGGGACGGAAATATCGCTACAATCGTCAAAGCAACCTATGCGTCATTGACGGGTGCGACTGCGAAGAACTCATCAAGTACGACAACTTGTACGCTAAAATTACCGATGAGGAAAGCGGTAAGAGTTTGTGGGAAATGTATTGGCAAAATCCAGTAACAGGTACGCCGGAGCCGTTTGTGGCACGGGAACAAGTTACGAACGGTCGCAAAATGAAGGGTACCTACTGCCCTGAACATCTTCACTTGTATCATTTGTTGTGCAAGTGGGAATCCGAGGCTGACAAAGACCACAACAAGACCAAAACAGGTATGCGAGAAATGGTTAAGAAAGGGGTTTCTACAGTAGCAGTGCCAATATCCATAGTCCGAAAGAAAGACAATACTCCTGAACTCCTCAAGAAGTATGAGCCGTTCTTTATGCAGTTGGAAAAAGACTCCAAGGCTTACAACGGTATTAACCTCCTTCACTACAAAAACCCGGAAACCGGCATCAACGATGTGACTATGATTGTCTTTGACCTAAGATTGTTTCAACAGGAAATGACCAACATGACGCCGACTCTTTCCGATGCTATCGGTAATCTCGGTATTATGCAACACCCGCCACCCAGCGTGGCTCAAAATTTACCCCAAGAGGTGACCAATGGTGTTATGAATCAAGGTGCCCTCCCACAAACAGAGCAAGGGCTATTTACACAGTGAGGTGAGAAAATGTTATTTGGCAACAATGGACAACAACAAAACGGTGCACTTAACCTTGGAGCGCAATCTAACGCTCCTCCTATGAACTCTCAAATGAACCCATTTGCACAGCAAAATGGCATGATGCAACAAGCCCAAAACAACGCGTTTATGGGCGGCATGATGGGAGGAGCAGGTATGCAACAAGGTATGATGCAACAACCAATGGCACCTCCCAGCGAAATGGAGATTCAACTGGCCATGATGCGTACACTTGCACCCATTGACCGTTTTGTCGTTGGAGCACAGATGGCAACTTTCTTGCAGATGTTCAACGACCTCGTGAGTTTTTCAGTGTTGGAAGTTCTCAAAAACGCTGAGTTCATCATTGACGAAAAGGAAGGTAAAATGAAAATGGATGTCACTTCACTTCCTGACAATCTTCAAACCATGAGTGCCGAGAATGTCAAAAATCAATTTAGTTCACTGCAAATGGCCAGTCAACAAAGTATTCAACAGGCAGAAATGCAACAACAGCAGATTGCGGCATTTGCACAGCAGTCCATGATGGGAGGGGCTTTGAACGCGGCTTTGGCAAATGACGGATTCATGGACAAAGCGGGCTCTGCCGCTGGTAGTTTTATGGGCAGAATGATGGGGACACGGTGATAACATGATGAGAGATTACGGATTTACGGGCTTATCCAACACAGCGATGGAGATTTTTGCTCCAAGAAAGAGTGTCATCGTTGACATGATAATGGTTCAACTCTTGACTATTATTGTCACGCTGTCTATGTTGTTGCTAACTTCCAGTAGTAAAATGGACAGCAACAGCATGGCTTATCTTGTGTTAGGACTGTTTGGAGCGTTTTTCATGCTCACTGGTATCTATTCCCGCATCTCCGAGATTTAACGACGGGACATGCCTGCCCCATTTCTTGAGGGGGCACTCGCTTGATGTTAGGCTGACCTTGACCCTCATTTGACAGCCGCATTCGGTACAGCGGTAGTTTTTCCAACTGGGGCATCCTTTACAAATGTCAAGCCGAATCTGCCTAACATCATCAGGAACATATCTCATCATAGCAATGTCTCTTCCTGCTCTTGACAAGTTTCTCACAGTCTCTATAGACACAGGAACACCCATGATTTTGGGCTTGATACGAGGAAGTTTCATCAGTGTTCGTAGGGCACTTTGTTCAAAAAGGTTATTCATGTCAGCCTCCTGCGATATGGTATGGGAGGGGTTCGTCAGACAAAGCGAAGTTGTCCTTTTTGTCAACATCCTGACCGAGATGCCTTGGAACAGAGTATCATTGACGGTATCGCTAACCCTCAAGTGATGGACAAGGATATGGGTTGGCGAACCAATACTGCGGAGCGTCATATGAAAAACCATGTTGGTGAATACCACAGCACTGCGAACCATTCCTGTGCAGTTTGCACCAGTGACCATCGCAGTGCATTGGAAGTTGCTTACTTTGAAGGCGACCGTACCAGTGAGAGTATCGCTGATGAGTTAGAATGCAGTGAAGATTCGGTATACCGACACATGAAGCATCACTTTCAACCGCTTGTCAAGAAGAGTTCGGCGGCAGTGGTCGCTATCAAAGTCGGCGAAGAAGTTGACATCCTGCGAAACAATGTCCAAGGACTCAATGGTAAACTGGCTCAGTACATGTTAGAAACCAATATCCACGATGATGGCGTTATCAGCGACATGGTACGACTTCACAAGGAAGTTAGAGAGACGCTGAAAGACCTCAGTGCTTACCAAGAGAAGTGGGCCGAACCAACGACCAATGTCGCCAATAATACCATCAATGTCCTCAAAGTTGAATTAGGCAAAGAGAGTCCCGATGTTTGGAAGCGAGTCAAGGCCAGCCTACTCGCCAACGCAGACGGAACAGTGGATGACGACATCCTTGACATATTGTGAGGTGAGATGAGTGCCAATGGCTACAGGTTCCGACACTCGCATGTACTCGCCTCGTAGTGAGTCCAACCTTGGTTATTCCAAGGACGATGACGACTACAAGCATGGCTATGGCGACCCTGAGGAGATGGAGCAGGTTCGTGACCAAAAGCAGGCAGAAAAAGAAAAGCCTGTGATGAGTGAAGAACTTCCTCACTTACAGATTACTACACCCAAGCCCGAACCTCCGATGATGCCTCCGATGATGAACGAGGAAGAAGAAGAGCCACTTGAGATGGACGACCAGTTCAACGAGGGACAACAGTTCGGTGCCATGACGGGTATGCCTGACATGGGCAATCTCAGTCTTGGTGCCGCTACTGGTACAATGCCAGCACCCGGCGGTATGCTCGCTACGGGTGAGCCGATGGAGGATGCTTGGAGTAGTTTGCTAAAGCAAGACCCCCATGTACACGATGTTGGAGATGGCTCGGATGAAGACACTCAGCGGTATTTTGACGAAGAAGTAAGGCCCGAAGTGATGAATCCCGACACCCCAAGGCCATATGCAACAATGGATAATGGTGTTTTGGACACACAAGTACAAAGGATGCTTGAAGGTATTCTTGAATATGACGAAGAGATACTCAATGAGTACAATTACCGATTGGTTGAAAATGACCTTAACGCACAAGGTAGTGCTGTAAGCGATGCGGGATTTCACCCTACTTTTCAAGATATTCATAGAAGCGAGCCAATGAACGACGCTTGGTCCTCGTTGATGAAGTCCAAGTTGGACGAAGCAGGGCGAAGCAAGGACAAGTCATGGCGACAGCCTCAGTTTGAGATTCAACCGGGTGGTGCTCGTATTGAAACTGCTACCTCTCGTCGTTCAAAGCAACAATCACGAACCGTCAGTCCCGGCAAGAAGCAGGGACTGGACCGAGCCCCATTGGCTGTTCACCGAACGCACTTGGGTGTTGAGACCAAACAGCCTCTGCGATTGGACGCACAGAAGTATGGACAGCAACAGGCGACCCAAGCACGACGAAAACTCATGGGGAATGTTCCGCAAATCCCCACAGGGCACGGTATTGGTGCAGAAACCGATTACAACCCACGCGTTCCCAAGGTGGGCGGCTCGGGTCAAATAAAGGAGCCACAGGCAATCCGAGAAAAAGGCAAAGGTTTCGCTAAATCCATAGAAGGTATTCGTTCCGACATGGAAGAAGTGCGAAAGAAAATGAACTACATGCAGTTCACGCAGATGCGAAGACTCATGCGAGACCTCAAGGATGCTTTGGAACGCAAAGACAAAAGCAAGAAAGGAGCAGTCTCCAGCGGTCCCGGTGAGAAAGGAAAGGCAGGTCATCGTGAAGGGCAGGACAGTACCACGAGAAACGAAGGTGCAACAGAAGACTTGGAGAACGACCCCAAGAACTGGGGCGCACCATCAACTCTGTTTGCCGCCCCCGGTAGCGGGAGGGTTGGTTGATGTGGAAAGTTCACCTGCCTGCGACCAGTTATCTACTCAAGCAGACTCCGTTTTTCGGGACGAATCATTTTCTTAAGGCTCTCAACAAGCCTCTTTTGAAGTCCGCAGGGCTTACTTTTGATGGTGAACTTGCACACGGTTGGGCTCCGACGCCTGCCGGACTCAGTGATGACCACGAAGAACACGACCATCCGCCATTCAATCATCACCCTAAGACGGGTGAACTACTGGAAGGTGGCCTTCATCCCATTGATTGGATGCACCGTGAAATGATGCGAGACTTCGGACTTGACCCAAGGTCGGCTCAGACTGTCATGCAGGAAGCCATTGACCTTTACAATCGTCGGCACGATGTTGCTCATGGAAAAGGACAGTCCAATCACACACTTCCCAACTTTGATAGCCCACAGTGGCGCAAGGTGCATGCTTCAAAGTACTACGATAACAACACAGATACTCACAGAAGACTCGTTAGAGGTGCTGACCCTGTTCACGAAGGCGGACCACGCCCACTCATGACTTATTCACTGAATGTCGGAAATGTCCCCGGCGGAGCAGAGGGTACTTGGATTGATGGCGGGTACACTCATTTTAACCGAGAGTTGGGCGAAGTCCTGAGAAACTATGGTGCTGACCCAAAAATGGTCAACAATCTACGGTATGTAAAGTTCAACCGCTTGCTTCCCGGCGACCTCAGCGGTGGCATTGTTCAGTCTATTGCAACCCAAGATTTTGAAAAGTACCAAAACACAGGTCAGTTGCCTGACCATTACTTGACAGGCGACCAGCGTCAGTCCATGTCAGACCAAAGAATGCACCCTGAAGTCCACGCTCACCAACTCGCTGAGTTGATGCCAAACGATGCGTTCAGGATGATGGGTGCTGGCGGTAAAGGTGTAGGTGCAGGATTCAACGGACAAAAATTGCAGGCCATATTTGACCAGTTGGGGTTGGACCACGGGCACAAACCCGAAGAACTCAATCAAATCGCAAGGTCGTCTATGCTTCGGTTACTCTTTCAAGGTGGAACGCATAACTTAAATTCTGACAGCGGAGAAGGAGTAGCCAAGCGTTTTCGTACGATTTTCCGAAACATTGGGTCTCATCACAACGATGAAACTTATCGCCTCCATGCACAGCATGCCGCAGGTGCAAAGACGGACGAAAAGACACCGTTCGCTCGTTCTGCCAATAACAGAGCAAAGCAAATGGTAGCGCATTTGAGCAACGCCGCAGGTAAATTGATGGCTGACGGCGCATCGCAAGACGAGGCACTTGAGCGTGTTTTGACACAACTGCGAGCCTCTGATGCAGAATCCGATGTTTCTGATGAGTACAGGGATAAAGTGCAAGGTATCATTGACAAGTTACTCGGAGCCAGTGAGCACAAGCGTTTCAGTTTCGGCGACATCCCGACCAGTTATGAAGACCATAACCTTGAAACGCCCGTGCCTGACTTTGGGCGACACGATGCTCCCGAACACTGGCAATCTCGCGTTTATCACGGCAACCACATGCTTGCTCCCGAAGGCTCTACAGTGCGAGAAGAGCCTATGATGGGCGGCGGTATGGGTGGCGGTATGGGCGGTGGCATGGGTGGTGGTATGGCACCTGAGCCTGACCCCGCTCCTCGTGCGGCACCTGCACCCATGGCTGGCGGCACGGTCGGTGTTGCGCCAAGACCTATGGCAACTCGCATGGCATCGCCTGCTGAACAAGCGTTTCAGCAACAGCAGAGCCTTGACCCTCGTCAACGATTCTTTGACACAGTCACAGGCGAGATGGTGCAACAGAATCCTGACATCCGTACCAGCCGTGATGTCGTGAGCGACATTGATTTGATTCGGAAGAAGATGGGCTACTTTGATGGCTTCCTACGAGGTGAGTTCTGATGGACAAGGTTCTCGTTGTAAAGGCCATTGAGCCAAATTACAACACGGTTAGTGGCGGTCCGCCTATTATGATGGTGGGCGGCGGTCGTAGTAGCGGCGGACCAGCCGTGGGTAGAACGAAGCGAGAACGATTAGGTGGCCTCGCTGGAGGCACTGTCGGTGTACTTGGCGCACTTGCTGGAAAACATCGTAGTCTTGGTGGCCTCGTTCAAGCAATGATAAGCGGCGGAGCCCAAGGCAAAGCACTCGGTGGAGCACTCGGCAGAAGCAAACTCGTAGGCGTAGGTCGTCAACGACAGGCTCGTGCTGATTATGACGAAGAAGCAAAAAGGGATTATGCTCGTATGAGCGCAAGGGGTCGTTTTGAAAACAGACGATACGATGTCAACGACCGTATAAATCCCGCAACAATGCGTCGTCGGGTTGAAGAAGTGAACCAAGAAGACGAACTTGCCGCTCAACAAGCAAAAGAAGCACAGGCAGAAAGGATGGCAAGGGCGAAAGCATTTGGTATAAAGCGGGGTAAAGAAGACAAAGGCCGTGCTGACCGAATGGCACAGATGGAAGAGGCCTTCCAAGGTGCATTTGACCCCGAAAAGCAAAACATGTTTAATCAAAGAGCCGGAAATGTTGTCAGAGTTGAGCCTGCCCAGTTTGAAGAAGACCCGGTAGACCACTCCGGCGCAGTGGCACCTACCAACGCCGCCGGTTTACCTGTACCTCCGCAACTTATGTTACCGCCACCTACCCAACCACCAGCCGAAGGTGCAGGTGCTGAAAACGACAAGGATAACAATAGGGGTACTCAATTTAATACGAATGCTACGAACAGTGCACTTAATCGCAATAAGGTAGCCGTCACCGATAGAGACGAAGATACAGAGGAAGAAGAAGACGAGATGCCAAATCCGGGCACGAATCCGGGTGTTGTGGGCGTAGTTGACACAAGCCTTCAGCGCATTCAAGAACAAGAAGCACTTGAACGACAACAACAAGGTGGTAATTGATGGCTGACATCAATGACCTCGTTCATGAGATGGACACGCAAATGTCAAAGAAGTCGTTCGCTTATTTCTTCACTGAGATTCTTGACTTTGAACTGTCACACCATCACGAACAGTGGCTCAAGGGTTTGAATGAGAACAAATACTACTGCGTCAAGGCATCTCGTGACCACGGTAAGTCCGTGTTCTTCATGTCTTACGCTCTGTGGCTGGCGGCGTTTAATCCTAACACGCATGTCATGGTGTTTAGTCACAGCCTTGAGCAGACCTTGGAACACATGCGCTTCATCCGAAACAACATTGAGTCTGCTGACATACTCACAGGACTCAAGCCTCAAGGGAAGCCTTGGGCTAAATCTTACTTTGAGTTCACCAACGGCAGTCGTATTATGGCTAAGTCGGTTGGTGGTGCTACTCGTGGTTTCCACCCTGATGTCGTTGTTTGCGATGACATCTTGTGGGGTACCACTTCCGGTGAACTGCAACGAGCGGCTGACTGGTTTTACACCGTTCTTCTTCCTGTCCTTCACCACACTGGTCGTCTGATGATGGTCGGTACGCCGTTTTCGTACAACGATTTGTACGCCGAACTGGAGGACAAAGACACCTTCACTGTAGAGACTTACCCTGCTATCAACACCAAAGGAGAAGCACTTTGGCCTCAGCGATGGGACCTTGCGGCTCTTAAACAGCGTGAAGAATCCATGCCTGCTATCAAGTTCGCTCGTGAATACCTCTGTGAACCTATTCACGACATGTCCAGTATGTTCCCCATGAGTCTGCTTGAAAAGGCTCGTGACCCCAGTATCCGACTCATGGACAAAGCCGAGTACGAGTATGACGACAAAGGAGAGTCTACGGGTATTTTCGGACAGCACTTCATTGGCTACGACCCTGCTATCTCCTCGGACAAAAACGCTGACTACACGGCCATGACGGTCATGCGTATGTTGCCCGGTGAAGATGTGAAGCAGTTGATTCACAGTGTTCACGAAAAGGGATTGTCGTCTATGGCACAGAAGCGTATGATGGTTGCACTCAACAGCAAGTTCCAACCCGACCTCATTGAATTGGAAGGCAACAACTTCCAGCGTATGCTTGAAGCCGAGATGCGAGAGATGGCGGCAGACATGCCTATCAAAATTTTTATGACGACAAGGGCCAAGAAAGAGTCCATGTTCATGAGTCTACTTCTTGCTTTTGAGCAAGGGCACATCAAGACACCTTGGGGCGACGAGAGAAGCAAAGAGTTCACAAGGACACTTGAGACCGAACTAAGTCGGTTCGGCATGCAGAAGAACGGTAGATTGGAATCAGTCGGCAGTCACGACGACTTGGCTGTCAGCGTAGCGTTAGCAAACTGGGCAACAAAGGAGTTCAGAGGTACGATTGTTCTACTGGACGACTACCTTGAAGGTGTAGATAGTTGGTTTGGCGATGTACCTCAACGAAATGTCGCAGGAGCAACTTGGTACACAGCATGATTTATGTGATACCAAAAGTTGGACGATACTATGTGGCCCAGTTTGAGTGTAGGAAACGCCGTTCATTCGGTGGACATGGGACATGAGATTCTCAACACCATCGCCAGTAATCTTCTTGGCCATCCAATGGTAGACGAAACCATCGCCAAGTCCATTGCATCGCAGTCTTTGTTGGTTAGCGAAGAGAGTTTACCAGTTCCGCAGTATGCTCCTTTCAGTCCAACCGGAGAAGGTTGGTTTGAAGATAAATTGGGCAAGAGTGCTAATGCCGTAATTCGCAATTTGCGAAAAGCGCGTCGTGTTTTCAAAGAAGACAAGGGTGAAATTGACAGTATTATTGCCAGCGTCCGAGCGTTGAAAAGTTTGGAAGTAGAGGCGACACTGGCCAAGTTGAACTGGGCCGACGGTCATCAAGACACCATGCGAAAAATGGGATTGGGCAACAAAGACCTACGAGCCTTGCGTTTGTTTGGTAACACGAGAAAATCCAGTCTACTCAGAGCCTGTCATATTTGGGACAGTGCCGAGGGCTCGTTGGCTAAGTTGGATGAGTTTGATGATGTGTGGGGCGAAGAAGAAAAGAACGCTTGGGTTGGTGCTATGAAACAAAAGCAGGACGCAAGAAAGGTTTGGAGAAACGCTCTTCACCAGTTTGATAATCTGTCCAAAGAACAACAGAAGTGGATGAACCTTGCCAAAGAAGAACTCAAAGAAAAAGGAGCGATGAAAGGAAGGACGATAGCGCAGAACCTTATAGAAAAAGGGGTACCACGGCTTAACTCCACACGCTTGTCAAAGTTGTTGAACATGTACGGTGAAGAAATCAACATCATCAAATCGCATCGCAAAGGAGAATACATGTGCGTTGACCGTTCAGGTTTAATTCTCAAAGACGCTTGGGCTTATGCCGCTGGCTTCCTTGACGCTGACGGTTACATTACCATCACCGAACGAGGTGAGCCAAGAGCAGGCTTCATTGCCACAGGTGACCGAGGTCGTATGCACTGTGAAGAGTTGCACAAGCATATTGGTGCAGGCGTTTTACAACTTGACCAAAAAGTGTACTCGGACAACCAACGGAGTCAGCACCGTGTTAGTTTTTATGCCAAGGATGATTTAAACAAACTCCTTGACAACTTAACTCCTCATCTTAGAATGAAAGACATGCAGGCAAAGGCAGTATTGGCGTACATCGGAGAGAAAGACCCCGTGCGAAAAACACAGTTGAAGCGGTTTGTACAGTTCTCTAACAGAGATGGAACCGTTAAAGGCAAGGACTCTTTGCGAGAATGGGGAGTAGACCGTGAAACTGTCATGAGTTGGGCGGAGGGATTGTAATGGCAGAGAAAGGAAGAGTTGGCAGACTGTTGGAATCTATCGGTAATCCGTTCCGTAGGAGAAGCACTCCTGAGCCGCAGATGCCTTTGTGGACAACGGGCATCCAAGAACCTGTTCTTGCACAAGGTATCACCATTCCTGCTCTGTACGCAGTTGCTACTGAGAACCTCATTTTGAGAACGGTTCTCAGCACACTTCAACAAGAAATTTTTCGCCGAGGCTACTATTGGGACAAAAAGTTTCACAAGAAGTGTACTGCTTGTGACAAGGAATATCAGCACGATGTAGAAGAATGCAAAGAATGCGGAAGCATGGATTTGATTGAGCCTGACCCTAATCAGTTGATGTATCCAAGGTGGCTTCTTGAACAGCGCAACTCTATGGAACAGACTTTTATGGATGTCATGAGAGAAATTGAGTACGACCTTAACATCACTGATGATGCCTTTTTAATCCTCATCAAAGAGTATTTCATTGACCCTGAAACCAATGAAATGGCGTTCTATCGCATTAAAGAAATCGTGCGTGGCGACCCCATTTTCATGCGTATTATTGCCGACAAGCGTGGTGTAAGAGGAGGGCGTTTCCGTGTTTGTCCAATTCACCGAAACGAAGTAAAGTCGTATTCAGATGACAACAAATCCTGTCCTACTTGCGGTACTGAAATGGAAGATGTACACCATGTCAACACTGCTGGTAGCGGCAAAACTCAGTATTATCTCAAGGGTGAAGTCATCCATGTAAGTAAGTATCAGCCTTCCAAGTTGTACGGAAGGTCGCCTGTGTCCACGCTGTGGCGACAGGCCATGACTTTGACGGCTATGGACAACTACATGTACACTGCCTATTCAAAGCGTAGGATTCCGCGAGGTATACTCAGTATCAACACCGACAATCTTGAATCAATGAAAGCATTTTGGAAAGCCACTGATGAAAAGTTGGAGAGAGACCCGCATTACATTCCTAAAATTGCAACAGAAGGTAGCGGCAAAGGTGGTGTCAACTGGGTTAAACTCATGGACAGCCTTGAAGAAATGCAGTACATACCCGCCCGTGACGAAATGCGACAGCGCATTGCGGCGTTCTACGGCGTTTCCAATGTGTTCATGATGGACACTGGTAAATCCGGCGGATTGAACAACGAAGGTATGCAGATTCTTGTAACCAACCGTGCTGTAGAGTTTGGTCACAAAGTATACATTGACCATTTATTCCCAAGAATGGTTTCCCAAATGGATGTTACTGATTGGAAACTCACGCTTTATCCAAATGAAGAAGAGGATGAAGTCACTCGTCTACGCAGAGATGAGATGGAAGTCAACATCGCTCAGCGCATGATGATGCTGGGCTATAAGCCTGAACTCAAAGAAGACGCTAATCGGGACATTCGTTTCATCTACAAGCAACCTGACCCTGCTGAGCAACCACAACAGGGTGCACCACCCGGCGGTATGCCTCCCGGCGGTATGCCTCCCGGTGGCGTACCTATGGGCGGTATGCGAATGGGTGGCGGTATGGGAACGCCCGGAGCACTACCAAGTCGCAACATTCCTCCACAGTTGGCCGCTCGTATGGCCCAACAGGCGCAGGCCGGTATGCCTAACCCCGGCGGCGAAGGTATGGGGTTGAGAAACCGAGGGCCTGCGAGTCCGCAGAACAGAACCAGCATGGGGTCCGGTAGTCCTATGTCCAGTGTTCAGCAGAGGGGCTCCACACCCGGCGGCGTAGAGCAAGCCAGTCAAGGTATTCTTAATGCAAGGAACCCGAGAGGGGCTTAGGAAACTTAAAGTCAAGTGGTGTATTGGACATGGGTATGGACTTGGTGAAACTTGACCCTATGGCACGAAAAATGCGCTCTCATGTAGATGCGTTCTATGACGCTCTATCAAAGCAAGACGGCATCACTGCGAGAACGCACATTCACGAAATAATGAAGTACGCCGATTACATCAACAAGGACATTGAAACCACAGTCATGAAGAGTGAGATGACATCAAGTGCTGGTATCAACGACATCTACGCAGGTGGTGTCCCTGTACAAAAGATAAACGAAGTACAGTCTGTGCACACTACTACTTCCAACATTCTCCCCGGTACTATCCGAACCAACCGATTCGGAACTCTTAACCGCAGATTGAACAACCGAACTCTGTGAGGTGAGACTGTGGCAGAAGAGAGAGAAAATGTTGCAGAGCGCCTGATGAGTGCGTTGATTACAAAAATGGAATCTATGGATGCAGGCCTTCGTGATTTGAAAGCCGAAAATCGCCAACTCAAAAAAATAATGAGTGACCCTTCGTTGATGTTGAGGAAAGCAGGTTTTGTGCAGGCCCGTACTCAGCGACCGGAAGATGTTCTTGTTGATGGCTTTAGAGGTGAAATTTCTGACGCTATGGTTCTCAAAGCACAGGACGGTAGTGATTTGAATATGCCACAGACCAACGCTGACTTCCACAACATGGAGTGGTCAGAGATTCACGCCTTGGCTGAACAATCCAAGGATGCAGGTTCTTTAGGCAACCAAATGGGTATGGAGTGAATACGATGAAACCGAGATTTGTACAAGCGAACGACAAAGCATACGAACTTCTCAAAGCCGCCAAGGCTCTTGAAGCCCGCATTGCTAAGAAAGAAGGTAGCATGCCTGACTACTCCGGTCAAGAAGAAGGCTCTGATGTGGGCCATGCTCGCTTTGAAATTCAACCTGCTGGTATTCCCAATGCTTTCTACAACACCAACAACACCGTCCCTAAGGTTGAGGATGTCGCTAACAAAGGTGCCATTTCCGAAAACAGCGATGTATTGACGCGGACCTCCCCTTACTACCCGACGGCTTTCAGTACGACAGGCGCTCTTGAAAACTTCACAGGCGGCGACGGGCCAAAAATGAGTGATTTAAAGAAGTCCGTTGACCGAATCTCCAGCCGTATTCTTTGAACGGCTGGTGATGCGAATGCGAGAAGGCCCACTGGACACCCTTGATAGGAACCGTCAAGTCTTCTACAAGTCGTTGATTGACGGCATTGGTAAGTTTGACGCTGGTGCTGACTTCTACTTCTCTGCTATCAGTGCAGAACGCAGAGGCTACATCCTCAGTAACGAAGACGAAGCCCTGTTGAAAATGTTCAACTCCGTCATCAAAAAGGCGGACGAGCAACAGGTGACTGGTCCTTCGTCTTCATACGACCTTAACACTGAGGGTGAGGGTATGGAGTCCTCCGGTGGTATGCAACAAAGTCAGATGTCGTATTACATGGGGCACGGTGCAGGAATGAACCTCGCCGACAATCCCAGTTACGACAAGAGTCGTATTGTTCCGCCCGACCCCGGACAAGGACTCGCTGGACGACCGTGGCAGATGGTAGACGGTGACAAAAACGACCCGTACCGCACGCACAACTACCTTGGCTCCGACATGAACCCACTTCACGGGGAGTATCACAACATAGTCGGTGATTATTATGCACATCCTGACGACCCGTATGCAGAGTCAGAAAGTCAGAAAGCCCATCATAGGGAAGGTAGATGGGAGCAGTGGGTGAGGGATAACGAAGACCACGGCTTTTTGCACAACAAGTTTCATTACGGCCAACTTGATACTGAACACGGTACTAATCACGCATTTTACGAACATGATTATCGTGAGTGGACGAAGCGCAATCAGCAGTCCATAGACAGATTGACTGCTTCGTTAGAAGAACAAGGTATGGATGAAGACCAAGTAGCGCACGAGTTGAGGAAGCGTCACATCAACGAGAAAAAGGCGGAGTGGAAGGATAACCTTGGTTTCATGGATTACTTCTTCGGTATGGAATGGCTCACGCCCGAACAACGCAACGCCGCTTACGACCATATGAAAAAGAACGGGGCAAATCCCGATGAACCCTTCCGCACCAACACACACAACGGTAACCCCAACTGGATGCCACGGTTCATCAGAAACTTTCATCAGCGATTTTCGGGACTCTACAACCATTGGATAAGAGACCCCGGACGGCCCGGTGAAGGTCTGATGATTCGTCCCAAAGCACTGCCGAGTTCGGCCAGTGAAGTCAACCCGTCTCAAAACTATGAAGCGATGAGAGAAACACAAACGCCGGGTAAACCGAATGCGTACGACCGTGCCGTCGCTCATCACAACAAGATGGAGGCGGACCGATACATCGTTGAAGGGCTCGGCCCTTACGAGCCCATGAGCAACGCAGAAGTACCTGTTATGCAGAAAGTCAAAGACGAGTTCGGAAGAGAAAGTCTGCAAGTTGTGGGCTACAAGAAACTTCAAGGCACGGACAAATCGGGTAGAAAGGAGGAATACTACCCCGGCTACCAAACCATGCGAATGCTTCTCGGCGTAGATGAAAATCACCAACTGTACCCTGCCGGTGAGCATCCCACCTACGGCGAGTTGTGGGACGGTGGGGAGTTCACACAAGAAGAGATTGACAAGATTTTTGAAAAAAGGACCATTGATGCGAAGCATGTAGTCAGCGTTGGTAGAATGGCGAGAAACCATGCTCCGATGCACTACGGTTTTGCCATGGACAATGAAGCGTACGATTACATGAACCCTGAGCAGGGTCATGAAACGCTCTCTACTTATTGGCAACTGCCGTTCAAGGGCAAGGGCGGCCTTCATAAACACCCGAACGAATTGTTTGACAAAATTCACCATCACACGCTGTCGTACAAAGAAATAGCACAACAGTCAAACGAAAACAATTTTTTAAGTGGATTTGCCGAAGGTTATCTGCCCGAAGAAGAACAAGCACAGGTAGAGTACGAGCCTGAAACCGAGGGCGTCAGAGAACACAGCCTTTTGTTCTCACGAACCAAGGCAGGCATTGAGGGTCGGCATGAGTACAGTCCACTGGGGGAAGTTACAGATTACGGGATGATGTCGTTTATTGCACCGTTTGGTCAGAAAGAGAATCAAATGTTTGAGATGCGGCAAGGGAAAAAACTCATTCGTACAAATGTGCGAGGCCACATGGAAGATTCGGCCACCAATCTCAATCCTCACAACATTTCCATGTCGTCCAGTATCGCAGGTACGGGCGGCTACAACACTCAGTTCGCACGGCACGGTGCGACGGTGGATTCTGCGTACAATAACCGAGTACTTTCGGACTACCATCAAGGCCGTCGTACAGGTGATGCTGAAGCGGCTGATACCAGTCACCAAAAGTTGCTCGGCAGAGGTGTGTTGAGCGTAGCCCAGCCATTCTTTGCCGTAGGCGGCTCGCTCAGTGACGAAAGAATGATGTCGCACGGAGCGCACAGTTACGCACTTCTCGGTACCATGCTCGGTGCCGCCAATGCTCCGATGAATCCGCATCAGGATGTTCTGCACATCAAGGACCGTCGGATTCAGCCAACTTTGCGAAACCACGAAGAGGACTTTATGTCACTCCGCCGACATCCTGATGAGTTAGCAATGGGTGATTTGGACGCAGAAATAGAAGCACTTGAGCAACGGTATTCTTCGGACAAAGGTAAGGCCGTCACTGATGAACAGCACGACATGTTGGATAAGGAATACGAGCGCACTTTGGAGCGTTTGAAAGAAGAACATAGACAAAGACACCACATACCTACCATGCAGGACTTTGGTTACCGTACAATCATGGGTCCGCAAGGGTTGGTTGACCCGATTTTATCAAGACAGCCACCGTCACCTGCGACGGAAGAGTATGAAAACGCGATTGCAGAGATGTCACTTTTACAAGAATCAATGGAGGTTCATCGGGAAATCAAAGACGAAGCCGGAATGGAAGACATCCGTAGACGCATGGTTGAAAACAACCAACGATTGGACGACTTGGAGGCTCGGTTGGAAGCGGCGAGTGAAAAGCGCGGTCAAAGGTTTTCTGTTGATGGTCACGACGGCATTCTGCAAGACAAGTTGGTGGCCGATACCAACGCCATGACCAGTGCAGGAGTGCATCTCAAAAATCTACTCCAGTCCGACCCTGAACTCTTCAACCACATTTTCAATCCCAACTTGGACCACGAAACAGTGGAAGCGAACATGCGAATGTTCGCCATGATGGCCAACGACTATCTCAACACTGTACCGCACGACCAGCACGGTATTCGCACACGAGGTCATAACCGAGTCACCAAAGAGGGATTGAGTGGGCAACTTGACATTGGCTCGCAGGTCAAGCAGGCGTTTCAAGGTCACGAGACGATGATGAGTGCCGAGACCTTGGGCGACAACGAGGCACTGATGCAACAGTTGGGACTTGACCCCAACAACGAATACCACAACGCCACCTTCCTTGATTACATCCAAAACACCTTCCTTCCAAATTATCAGCAAGACCCCTCGTATTCAGCGCCTATCATGACCATGCGCCAGTTCCTTCAACAATTACACCCCGACCTTGATATTGAGAAAGAGCATGAATCGTTGAAGAAAGACCCAAGAAGTAGAAATATGGACTTCTTGAGATTGGTCAACGGAATTTACAACACCGTCGGCCACAGAGCCGAAGAACGCAACTCACAACTTGGCCTTCATCACCACTTGGCGTTCAACAGTGACCCTCGTCGTCAGCGCAAGGAAAGTAAGCAGGGTGAAATTGTTCACGAGACCAAACCCTCTACTCCGAAAAATGTGAAGTTCGGCGGAAAGAAGACATTGAGGTACCAAAACGACTATTGGAATGTCATGCAGAAGTTGGACAGCATTCTGACCAACGACCCCAGTGTACCTATGCCTGAAAGCGTCACCGAGACTTCTGACGAAATGACCGATGTACCCGTTGACCAGTTCGGACCCAACGCTCACTCTGTTCACAGCGTGTACAATTCCACAGGTCTGCGTCACGAGTTCGGCGATGAGTTTCGCCCCAACTTCAAGTACCGCATCTCAAGAAACGGGAATGTCAGTATCACGCCTGTACCCGAAGGGCACGCACAGCGTTTGATTCAACCGCTCGGTAAGTTTTGGGACAGAGTTGCACCTTCCGAATGGATGGAGATGCTGAGACACCCTGACCACCAAGTTCATCGTGACGGGCTCAACAGACTGGACCGTATGGGCGCGCAGTTCAAGCCGGACGAACGAGGCCTCACTCGTCACGGTGACAAGCATTCCACTACCAAGGCTGAAATTGGATTGGCCGACTTGACCAACCCTGACATCATCCGCAAAGACTTGGGCAAGAAAGTACCTATACTCCAACCCATGCACCGTATTTTTGAACTGGACGACCTTGAAGACCTGCGAGGATTCACAGGCGACTGGATTGTTTCTCACATGCCCGAAGGTGAGCGAGGCTTTGTCAAGAAAGAGGATGACGAAGTGTCGTCCAAGTCGTTCAGTCTCAGCGATGAAGACAAAGAGAACTTCAAGAAAGTCACAGACGAGGACTTCCATGCCGATGTCATCAAGACCGAAGAAGGCTACTACATCTTTGATGTGATTGAGTTTGCTGAGAAAGCAGTTCACGATGTACCGCTCAACGACCGTATCAAGATTGTACGAGGTGGGTTGGAGGGTGTTGAGAACATTCATGTTCCCAGTGCCAGCGATACAAGACTAACCGATGATGAAGGACTCAAAGTCACGGTAAAGAGTTTGATGGAGACACACGAGTCGCTTTTGCTCAGGGATGCCAAATCAGTTTACATGGTTGGCGAATTGCGCCATCCGAAGTGGGTCATGCTCAAACCCGGTAGCGATGTTGTCTTGCGAGTGTTGGAGCGCCGAGGTTCTGACCCCTACACCTACCGACTTGGCACTGGACCGATTACAAAAGACGAAGAGATTGGTGACAGGGCTGTAGAATCCGAAGGTGAGATGTACATGGATGTCGGTGTGGCGTTCAACAGTCCTGAGAAATTCAACGAAGGTGACCATGTTAGAGTTAATGTTGCCAATGTCGGCAAGGTGGAAACGACCGGTGGTGATGATGTGTACACGCTAACAGGTTCCAAAATCATCGGAGAAGCCGAAGGCGAGGGGTTGGTTAGTAGGGAAACACTTGGTATGCTGGCTAAGTCCGAAAGCGACCAGTGGTTGTGCGAAATCAGCAGAGCCAAGTCGGGTGTTCGTATTACCATGCCTCAAGGCGATGTTCTCTACAAGTGTACACAGCGAGGTAATATGTGGACGGTGCATTCCCCACTGGCCAATAACGACTATCTGATTCGTCTTGCTGAAAGTCAGCGACCGTATTGGAGTCCAGTAGCAGGTGCGCTGTTGAAGGCTGGACTTGAGATAGCAGAGAAAGAAGAGATTCACGAATCCGAAGGTGAGGCCGAACCGCTCATTGAACCTCACAAGGAAGAAGATACGAACTGGTGGGAAGAGAAACAGAAAAAGAAGGTCTTGGTCAAAGGCTTGATGCTCATTGACAAATTTTTGAAGAGTGGAGCAGGAGCCGTTGGCCAATCAAGCACTGGTACAATGGGCTTAGGGATAGATTACGCTACTCCGATTGAATCTCCATCGGGTCCAACCAATCTCAACGATGAGAAAACTATGCCTGACTACGACAATCGCAAGCGGCCCGGAGAAGATTTCACCATTGAGCCAAAAGAAGACGACGAAGAGTCTGAAAAACGCATGACTGTGCCTATGGAAGAGGGTGTTCTTGAGGTCTCATCTGACAAGGCTGTCTTCCGTACTTAATTATATACAAAGAGCGTTGTCTCTTGGTTCAATGGCTTCTGCACTGACTCTGCGAACTTCCCCTGTCCAGCACAGTGGGAACATTAGCATCGTCAAGGCGGACAATGACCTCGTTATTGCCGGATATGCTTCGGTAGAGATGGTTGACAAGCAGGGCGACCTCATTACGAGAGGGGCTCTCAAGAATGCTTTCAACGGTTTCATGAAAGCCGATGGCTACCGAAATGTACAACTCGCACACTCTAACATTCAAGTTGGAGAAGTTATACCTGCCTACACTGATTCTGACGGTCGTGTTTGGAAATCCGGCGTTGATGACGCTGGTATGTTTGTCGTTATTCAGTTGAGAGACGACATTGAAAAGGCCCGTGAAGTGGCTAATGAAATTCGCAAAGGGGCTCTTCGTGGGTTCAGTATTGGAGGGCAGGCATTCAAGCGCATGCGTAAGAGTGACCAGCAACACGGTGATTACACCGAAATCTCCAAACTGGAACTGCACGAAGTTACCATTTGTGAAAAAGGTATAAACCCGGAGGCGACATTCCGTATATTGAAGGAGGACACAACTATGAGTGATGAAAATGTATTGGGCGATTTGTCCAGTGTTTTGGACAGATTGAACGGACGACTTGATGCTATGGAAAAGGGTGAAATGCCCGAAGGCTTGAAAGAGCACATGGCTGACAAGAAAGGCGACAAGCCAAAAGGCGACAAGCCAAAAGACGAAGAAAAAGACGAGGCGAAAGAAATGGCTGACGAAGACAAGAAAGAAGGAATGTACGGCGGTGGCGACATGGCCAAAGGTGAATACAGCGATGTTATCACCACTGACTACCTGAACTGGATGGAAAACACCTTGAAATCTCAAGGCGTTGACATCAGTGGTGCTCGCAACCACTTTGACAGCGTTTCCAAAGCCAACCTCGGCTCCACTCCTGAGCAAATCGGAGACGGTGCTGACTACTTCGCTGGTCAAGTCAAGGGCCGTGCCCAAGAGGGCGGCTCTCCTTCCACCAACGCAATCGGCAAAATCAACTCCGGCGGTAGCGGCGCAGTCGCTAAGGGATACCTCGCTCCATCTGATGTGAGTGCCGCTGACCTTGAGGCCGCTTACGAGGTCTACAAGGCCGCTTCACTTGAGGAGCAATTCAAGGGCAACCTTGGCTCTGTCTTCGCTGACAGACTCGCCAAGGAAATGCGAGCCGATGCTGACGCACGAGCCGCACATTCCTTTGATGCACGCACCCCTCTCGCAAACATTGAGAAGGCTCTGTCCGACCTGAGCACACGAATTGACAACATTGGTTCGTCCTCCACCGGCACGGAACTTCGCAAATCAACCTCCACCGTTGAAATCCCATCAACGGCAGAACTTGGAAACATGGATTGGTCAGATGTCCACAGACTTGCTGGCAGTGTTTTCCACCAACAATGAAAGGAGTGATGAAGAATGGCAAGAAACTACATGAGAACAATCAACGACATGGAACGATACTACTATGGTGCAGGCTCAAGCATGGGCTACTCCTACAGTGGTAGTGAACTTTTGAAAGCAGACGCACCTTTGTTGTCTACGACGGCTGGTACCTACCAAGCCATCTACGGACGCAAAGTTTGGTCGCAATTGAACCAAGAGTTCAACGCTTTCTCCATCCTCCCCAAGAAGCCTTGGGACCGAAGTGGATGGCGTGTCGTCACCGCTAAGCCTTCCAAGACGGTCGGCGGCGGTATCGCAGAAAACGGTACTCTACCTGACACCACCAAGCCAACATTCCAAAATGTGGCCGCAAAGCCAAAGACCGTTGCTCACTCTTTTGACATGAGCGAAACGGCCATCTTCCTTAACGACAAGGACGATGGACTTGGCGACATCCGCTCTGTCCTCAAGGAAGAGATGGGTAAGCACCACGCAGAGCACATCAATGACATGTTGACCACGGATGTCACCACGGTTGCAGGAAACGACATTGAGTCGCTTGACCGAATCACCACTGGAAACAACAGCATGACTTCCGGTACGCACTACGACACCAACGACGAAGACATGTACAGCATTGACCGCAGTGCCAACACTTGGTCGTTTGCTGAGGATTCGGCTGACAGTTCATCTGCCAACCGTACTCTTTCGCTTGACCACTTGGATGAAATCTTCCGCCTCATTTGGCAGAGAGGAGGCAACCCCAAGGTTATGCTCACTGGATACGACACTTTGATGCGAATCCAGCAACTCCTCCAAGCACAACAGCGATTTATGGAAGAGAAGCGAGTCGTCCCCACCTTCAACGGTGTCAAGGGTGTTCCCGGTGTTGAAGCCGGATTCATCGTGGCTACCTACAACGGTGTTCCAATCATCCCTACCAAGGAGATGGCTGGCGACGGTATCAGCCGTATCTACATGTTGGACACGGACTATGTGTACTTCTCCACCGCAAAGCCTACGCAGTACTTTGAGAGCGGAATTGAAACTGGCGACCCATTCGCCATCAACCGCCTCGGTCAAGAAGGTCTTTACCGAACCATGGGTGAGGTGTGGACTACTTTCTTCGGGGGTCAAGGTTCAATCCGCGACCTTCAATGAGGTTTCATGGAGAAAAAATACAGGAGATGATGAATTATGGTAGCAACAACCACAACGACAGAAAAAGGACTTAGCATCAAAGTGGCCGACAGCGATTTCACGCTCGTGGACATTCTTGCTGATATTGATATGCGACAAGGTACACCAGTTGATGAAACTGGCTGGTTGAACGGCAATTCCGGCGGCTCTTACCCCGGTAGCCTCACTGGTTTCACTGCAAGCAACGCCGATGGCGGCGCAGTGGGCGGACTCAGAATGGTGACCTTCACGGTAAACATTGTTCAAGCGACAACCGTTGAGCCCCTATTGTTTTCAGCAGGCGCTTCAAAGATTCTTGGAATTGTCGGACTTGCTTCGGCAACCTCTGCAAAAGATGTCACAGCAACGATGACCAACACAGGTAAAGTGGGTGCAGACGCAACAGTCGCACCTCTCGCCACAGGTGGCGACTTGCCTTGTCTTATCTTGGAATCGGAAAGCGCAAACCAAGTTTGCCAAGTCACTGTTCTACTGCTTGGCGCTTGAGGTGAGTAGGCTTGCCTACAATCACCTACATCGGGTCTGCGGTCTACCGCAAGCGACCTGACAGCGCAGATACTTGGGTCCGCAAGGAACCTGTAGAGGTTAGCCAAGAATGGCTTGACCGATACCGAGTTCCTATTTGCTCCAACCCTACGGCCTTCCTTGTTGAAGGCGATGCCAGTGCCGAAGTCTCTGTAGACGAAGGCAACGACGGTATCCCCGATTCAGGCTGGACCAAGAAAGAGATTGGCGCATGGCTTGACGAGCGAAACATTGACCTTCCCGGCTACGCAACAAAGTCCAAATTACTGGCTTTGGTTGAGGAACATCTAAATCCCTCAGCCCCTGAGCCTGTAGTAGAGGAACCTGCAACGGCAGAGGAACCCACAGAAACCCCAACAGGAGATGAAGAATAATGGCAGTAACAATTGACCCCCGACCAACCTACTTTGGCGACCGAATGATAATCACAGGTACTTATGCCGCAGGTGATAACGCTATTGACTTGAGTAGTCTATTGTCAAGCATTGATTTCGCTGGCGCAAACTCAAGCGGTGCTATCGCAGGACGAGCAATTACCGACACTGGTGCATCACCACCACTTCAAACTGTACACTTTGGAGTAGATGCTCGTATTGACGGTACAACCATTCGTTTGGCGGCTGGTCTGCAAGACCCCGGTGATGTTGCAAACACAGCACCTGCACAGGCTGGAACTTTCTTCGCTATTGGTCGCCGATGAGGTGGCTTAAATGGCAAAGAGCGTCACCATTCTTGGTCCATATCCTCCAAAGGATTTCCAAGACTCCACTGCTCGTACGGCGATAGCAACGGCTATCAGCACGGCTATAGGTTCCAACACCTGTACTACGGCTGACCCTCATATCGTCCTTGGGAACATCTTCATTATCGTGACTACCAGTTGAGGTGGTTATGGTGAAGGAGTATGGTAGCCTTGGTCTTGATGACATCGCTCGTCTACAGAAGCGTGGCATCCGCCTTAACGAGTCCTACGGGGCTTCGGTGAGGACGGACGACGACAATCCACTCGGTGGCTTGACGCTCAAACAGCGCAACCGTAATAAGAATGCAGGTGATGTTCTCAACATCGGCTCCGGTACGAGGTGCAAGCATTGTGGAATGTTGTACTTCTGCTGGGTTGACAAGTGCAGGACATGCGGCAAACAAATGGATTTCAATTTAGGAGTGAAGGAACAATGAGTGCGTTTAATGAGTCTTGGATTTTTTTGAAAGAAATGACCGCAACTCGTGCGGCTATTCCCGATGAACTTCGGGCAGGTCATTACGACAGTCCCGGTGAAAAGGAAAGGAAGGAGATGGCCATAAGGCAACTCCAAGAAGAAGCGTATGAAAATGACCCCCGCACCATCCAACTCCGAGAGGAAAAGAGAAGGCAAGGAATGGCCGAAATGGACCGACAAGCGGAAGAGTTCGCCACTCAATATCAACAGCAGACGGGTAGGCCTCTTGAAGATTAAGAATGGATTTCAATTTAGGAGTGAAGGAACAATGAGTGCATTCAGCGAGTCTTGGATTTTTTTGAAAGGTCGCACGCAGGATTTGTCCTTTATGACAGAAGAGGAAAAGCGGCAGTACGAACTTAGTCAAATGTTGGATGCCCTGCGTAGGCACGGTGCTTTACCACAAGAACCACTAAGACCCTCCGGTCGTTTTCCATCAGCCGCCGGAAATGCTTGAGGGAGGACTATGAATGCCCGTAGTGTTCAGCCCCGGTGAGCCTGAAACAAGGCCGCTTGACCCGGAGGCTATCGTCTACACGACTGGGGACAAGGTAGGGCAACTTCTCGGCATCGCCGCAGGCGAGCCTGTGCTTGGAGCGGCCAACGCTGTGTCCGACGGCTTCTTTATTTCAGGCACTGATTTCAGAGAGCATGGGTTTGAGAGTGGAGATACCATCCTCGTTCACAGCGACCTTGACCCGCTCGGCACTGAGTTTGTCATTACGGCCCCAGCGGTCGTGGATGTCAGCGGCACAAAGTATGTCAAACTCCCAACAACCAGCGTCACTCACGCCAACTACACGACGACGGCAAACACCGAAATTCAAAACAAAACAATCTTCACCAACGGCAAGCGAAGAGGTGTGACGAAGAACATCGTCAATGACCACATCAAGAGAATCCAAGACAGGATTGACAACATCACACACAACGCTTGGAGACCTTATCTCGTGTCAGCAGAGTACATCAACTTTGACACCTACAAGCCCTACCGACGCCGATACTTTACCGATTATGTGGGCACGGCTCCTGTGTTATTCCGCAATGTTCAGCAGATTCTGCGTATTGAGTTATGGCAAGGTGAAGACTACCGGGAGATTTGCGGTGCAGAGGCTCGCCTCAATTTCAGCGATGTGTCAAACCTTGCATCAGCAAAGGTGTTCTTGTCTCCCGGCAACGGTAGCGTTGCTGAACTCGCACAAGGCACTGCGAGCAATCAGTGGCGTGACGACTTTGATGCTACGACCGTCGCTCAAAACATCGCCGACCTCATTAACAAAGAAGACAGGGTGAACAAGGCGGCTGTGAACTTTCTCACCAACCTTGCCGACGCCAGTACCACATTTACTTTGGAAGGTAGTACAGATGCCGTGGCAGTCCACAATGAGTTCTTGGCTTCGGCCAACGCAGACTACGGTACGGGCATTGTCAAAATAACTTCAATGCGACCTGTCAAGGCAGGTGAAGAGTGCAGTATCGTCACGACATCATCTGACATCGCCATAGACCATGCCTCCCGCAACACCACTACTTTCGTCAGTCTTGACAGTACGACTGTCAATGTGGCTTCTACAACAGACTTTGTGAATACAGGTGTAGCCATAGATGCAAGCGGTGATGTGTTTCGCTACACAGGAAAGACCGCTACATCCTTCACAGGTTGTGTAGCCCTCGTCGGTAGTTTGGGAGCAATCACCGGAACGATAACTCAACACAAATTCTCTCTGTCTTTACAAGCAGGCTCACAGAGTACAGTCGTTGACGCCATCACTGGTGAAACCACAGTGGACAGGAGTAGCAGTGGAGACAGTGCTCGTTTGCGAGATTGGTGGCTTGACCACGAGATGGGCATCATTTACTTCAACAACTCTTACCCGTTTTTTGAGTACAACTCTGTCAAAGTGGCTTACATCTACGGTGAGCGATACCTTGAGAAAGCGATTGAAGAAGCCGCCACAAAACTTGTAGCGAGCGAACTGCTGATGTCTGACGACCGAAGTGTGCTTATACCCGAAGGGAGTCAAAACATAGACCTCGGTTCTAAGGCACAATTGTTTCGCAGAGAAGCCATGGACATCATTGCTCGCTACAAGGAAGTGGTGGTCTTCTCATGACGGCTGACTGGAAAGAGCCGCTTGATACGGTCATTGATATTCTCAAGGCTGACCACGATGCAGGTACAGGCTTGGGTTGGAACAGAGCCAACTCGGACAACATCAAGCCCGTAATTCTTGACATTGCTTCGGAGGGGCCGGAGCGAGGTAAGCGACTTGACCTTCAACGGCATGATTACATCTTGTGCTACGAGACCGCACTCAACGAAGAAGTCCCTGACCTCTTGTACAACTTCGTCACAACACGAGTCAACATCACCGTTGACATGCGTACATCAAGAGGTCGCAGTCGTTTGCGAAAAATGGAAAACGAGATGCGAAGAATCATCCATGTGAATCGCAAAGGTGACGGTGCGAACTTTGACCGTATGATTCTCAAGGTCAGGACTGACCTCAGCGACCGTACAAAGAAACTGTTCAGGCACACTTTCCAAGTTGAGGTTGTCATTCTTGCGGAGTTGATACCGTGAGTGGTTTTGGAGCACACTACAAAGGTGATGTTTCCGAAGTCACCATGGGTCACGAAACAAGCCTTGTCATTGAGCATAATCAGCCGAGGACATGGACGGCTAAAACAACAGATTCAACTCGTGACTTTACAACCATTGAGTTCAGAGGGACTACTTCAATCACCAATACCAGTATCTTTGAACAAAGCAAACCTATTCTCAAAGCCCCTCTCGGTATGCTCATCGGGCAGAAACTAACTTTCCACGCCATCTCTGCTGGCAACAATGCGTTCTCCAACTTTTACAACAGCACACTCAAAAGCAGAGTGTATACAATCGTAGACCACACGCTGGAGAGTAACAGTGACGGCGCTGACGCTACGCACCTTAAAATCGTTCCGGCCTTTCCTACAACGACTTCACTGAACAGCGATACCGGAGACTCTATTCTCATTCATGCAATTGGCATGCCGACTGTGCAGGGTGATACCAATTCCGCTATGACGAGCGCCGCAAGTTCATCAAAGGAGGTCAGCCTTGTTGACCAGTTTATCGGGCTGGCAAGTTTCATGACGCTTCCTGATACCAAGGTTGACTTGCACAGTTACCATGTCGTCGGTCTTGGTCGCCAAGTCGCTGTCCAGCAGACAGGTAAAGTGCACCATGTAGGCGGTGCGTTGGAAATGCCTATGCACAGTGCCAAGTGGTTGTACTACAGCCTCGGTAGAGAGACGGTTAGCAAAGACAATTGTGGGTCAAAGCCTTACACGGGGCTTTCCAGTGATGCTATTATTCGGTCCGATATTGAACCGGGGCAAGGTTACATTGATGTGACAAGTAGTCAGAGCGGCAGTGTTCGCTTTGGTTCAGGTACCGATGCCGCAGTAGGTGATTACCTACTCATAGAGAACACAACTTTGATTCCAACAACGACTTACAAAACACCAAACAAAGACACAAACAAATACTTTCCTGCTGAATCCTCGGGGTCGGGCCTTGCCAGCGATGCTGTGCACTTTGAATGGTCCGAGTCCAGTGAATGCCGCCGTATTTCTGCCATTGAATACCTTAGCGATTTGGGCTCAGGTACTCATCGTTATGTGTACAGGGTGTATGTAGACGACGGTTGGCAATTCCCTCACACGACAGATGACACCATTGAACTTCGCAAATATGCAGACAATGCCAGTAACAGCCCACATGCCAACACATCAAGGACCATCAACAATCATGTCAAGCGCCTCTTGTTTTCTGCCGAAACCATTCCCAGTTTTTGCATAGAGCACAGTGTCAGAACGAGAGACATTGGCTCATTTAACGCCACAGGTGAGTCTACCGTCTCGCCGGGTTCTGCTAACGATAGCAAGCAGTTGACGAGAGTGTTCAAGGGGTGCAAAGTCGTTGAGTGGGAAATGTCATCTACGGTGGATGCTGAACTCAAGTATCGTTGCATTTTCAATGCACTTGCTTGCTACACTGACACAGGTCGCCTTGAATCCAGCAACGCTGGCGACCGCTATACGGCTCATCGTATGTTTCAAAATACAGCCGACACGAAGAAAGGCAGAAAGGCCAGCGGTATAGCAGAGAACTCAGAGAAGCCATTTATGTTTTACAACGGTACTGTATCGGCCTTTGACCAAAACTTGGCTTTCGTTAGTGCCTTTGAACTTAGAGGCAAGACAGGCGTAGAACTGTTTCATACCATCCAAGGTAACCCGGTCCCCGAGTCTGTCAACGCGTCCAACCTAAGCCTGAAGCAAGTTCCTTACGGCGGCACGAGAAACGCCAGCATCATCCGAGAAGGCCGTGAAGAGTTTGAAATGGAGATTGTACTTGCATTGGAGGATGCAAATCTCTTCCATGAACTCAGGTCGCATGTAGAACGAGGCGGCACTGTCGGAGCCACTGGAGGAACCATCATGCTTCACTTCACTAAACCGATAGCCGCCAGTGGCACTGCTCCTTCTCTTCGCGTTATCATTGACGATTACTACATCACCGAACTTCCAATACCCATGCCCGACGACAAAGGTTTGCTGTTCACCACTATGAAACTCAAGCCACAGAATGTGAAAGTGATAAGTATTGACACCGATTACCATTGTTGAGGGGGGACCGGATTGCCGCTAAGAATAATCAAGTCCCTGAATCCATTCCAATCATTTGACGGTACGGTTACCGTCAATGATGAAGAAGAAGAGGGCGGAGAGTACCTCTTCAATCCCGAAGCAGGAAGAGCCAGTGATAATCCATTCGCTCACCAGCAAGAGGACGAGTCTCCCGATTCGGCAGACTCAGCGACACGAGTGAGTAAGTATGTTGGAGGAGAAGACGAATAAAATTAACATCAACGGAAACCCCGTGCAAGTTTCAGCCAAACGGCTGACATTCTTTGATGTTCAAGCAATTGCACCGCTGTTTGCAAGCGGTGACATGGATTTTTCCAACTACTGGCGTTACGCATTTTACAACTGGCTTCGCTATAACCCTTCTATAGAGGTTGAGTCTCTGACTCCCGAAGAAGGAAAAGCACTGGCTGACCTTCTCCCTGAGCCTTCTCAGGTCATGGAATGGTTGGTTTTTCGGGAGGCGAAGTCGGCAACATCAAACGATACCTCCATAACCGAGGTGTCAACGACCGACTTCGCTACCAACGAGAAGGGATGGAGTACCTTTTGATGACGCACTACGGGATGAATTTACGGGAGGTTAGGGGTTTGTCAATTGATGATGCGAAACAACTTCTGTACTGGGCACAGGCCATGCAGAGTGAAGAAGAGGTGCCCAAAGACGCAGTGTATTTGGGCTATGACCATGTGCCTCCACTGGAGGGCTCGGAATGATTGACGGCGACATTGACCCCCGCTCTGTAGAAGCGATGGAGAAATTCAAGAAGTACAGCAAAGAAGCAGGTGAGAACATGAAAGCCTTGCAGGCTCAAATGGACAAGTTCAGCAAGTCCATGGAAATGACCAAGGTGAACAGCACTGACCTCACTGCCTCGCTTAAGAACATGGAAAAGTCTCAGCCGTTCCAACAGATGATGGAGGGGCCAGCCCAACAAGGTCAACTCGCAGGTGGGGGCGGAGGAAGCCAGTCCAGCAATGTAACGGTTAATCTCAGGATTGATGTCAGTGGCGTCACAGACAAGACTGACAAACAAAAACTTGCTAAGGAAATCAGCACTATGGTGACCAAGGAGTTGCGAAGTAAAATGGGCGGCTCGCTTACGCAGAGTGGATTCAACAGGAGTGGCTGAGTGTGGATGAAGGGGAGAGGTTACCTGTCCGTCTCGTACAAGAGAACGGCGATACCATCTCCCTTGATGCGACCAGCGTAGACATCGTGGTAGAACGAGTACAGTCAAACTTCGCTATGCCCCTCATGGATGCTAAGCGCATGGGAATTGACCTTAACCAGTCGTCTGTACAGATTGAAATACAAGGCGTGTTGGCCGACGATGGTGGACAAGAGGTGACAGCCCAAGCCACTGCTATACTTGATTTCTATCAACCTCAGCAAATGGTCACTTGGGGCCGACCCAGTGCAGGGGGCGGCGGTCCGAGCGGACCTGTAACTTCGGGTTTTAACACTCAAGTCTCAACAGGTGCACTCCTTGGAGGTACAACTGGGTTGGGCGGTACAACCGGCAACAGTGGTTCGTTTTCAGGCGGCATGGGCGGCTCGCTCGGCGGTACGGTGATAGACATTAACGACCTCGGCAACCGCATTCTACAATACTGGAATGAAAAGTACATTGATTTTCCTATAGCATACTGGATAGAAGAGAGCGGTGCCCTCCTCAATCCGGTTTCCAGTGGTCTACAGTTGTGGCTCAAAGCAGACGCATTGACCCACGCTTCGGGTACATCTATCCCTTCATGGGTAGACAGTAGTGGTAATGGTAGAATTGCTTCTCAACCTGATAGTTCCAAGCAACCAAGATACCGTACAGAAGGTGTCAATGGTCATCCGTATGTCCGCTTCAACGGCTCAGACGAATTTATGGAAGTTGCTTTTTCTGCTTTCCTCAACACAGAAGAGTTCACTGTGTTTACGGTTGCCAAGCACAGTGCAATCGGAGGAGACCATCCTATTTTTAGTTCTATAGAAGGGACGACTGGAGGAGGTGATGCCGCTGGTTATGCTCTCATTTACGATGCTTCTAACAAGGACGCTTCTGCTATTTGGAGAGAAGCAAGTACAGACGACATTATAACGAGTGCGGCCAACTCTGTTAAAAACACAGACGCTCTCATACTCACCTACACGATGGACGATACAGATGCTAACGCTCAGGCAGACACAGCAAAACTCTTCATCAACGGTGATGAAAAGGTCAGCAAAACCAGCGGCGTGGATTATGTACCCAACACAGCAACTAACTTCAAAATAGGCGTAATGAACAGCAACTTTTTCCAAGGCGACATCTACGAGATTCTTATTTACAATCGTGTCCTTACAACTTCCGAGCGTGAAAATGTAGAGGGTTATCTCTCCTACAAGTACGGTATCAATCTACCTGCGGGCCACGAATATGCAGGTACAGCACAGTACAGCCATAACAGCAAGCATGTTCGTTTGGCTTTTGACAAGCATATGGTCGCCAGCAAGAACGAGCCGCATGGATTCTTTAACAAGCAGAGAGACACCAGTATGGTGATTGCGTCGGGAGGCGTATCGGGCAACACGCTGACAGTCACTGGTGGACAGCCGAATCAGTGGTTTGAGCCTACAGAAAGTGAGCGACTGAATCGTGTAGCATTTTTGCGCGATTCAAGTTTCGTCACCGACTCCAATGATGACATTTTTTTCGGCTCAGTTGTCAGCGTCACGGCTGATGCTTTGACCATCAACCCGCACAGCACAGGCGTGACATTGCAAGCAGGTGACAAAATCTACATTGCTCCCATCAATTATTCTAACCCCGGACTGATTGGACGCACAGGTTCGCCTGTCATCATTCTACCCATCAAAAACGCTGACACCTTCAGCGACTTTGCTTCTCCTGAAAAAGCAGTCGGACCGGAGTTTCCAACACACCAAGATGGTTCGGCGAGGGACGGTAACACATTTACGAGAACCGACGAATACATCACCTCGTTAGTTTCCAAAGCATTGACTGCTTCGTACATTGATTTGGGCAAGGTCGTGGACGCATTGGGTAACACTACTATAGACAAGGCGTTCTCGGTCGCTATTGCAAAGTCAGCACACGACCGCGATTGTCGTTTGACCATTACCCAGCAGTACGCATCGTCACTGGGAGCCTTGTCGGACACCATCAACACTACGCTTGGTGTGGGACAAATGCCTGTCACGCAAGGTTTCTCAGGCGGTCGTAGTGGAAAGCGCGTGAAGAGTGGCGGAGACAAAGCGCAGGATTTGCTGGGTATTCTTGCCAACAGCAACAACTACGCTGGCAATCCTGACCTCAACTTCGCCACAAAAATCCTCAGCATGGGCGTTGACTTCTTGGAGAATCAAATTAAGCCAGTAGACCACACGGGCGATTACATCAGGGGCATTCAGATTCCATACCTTAGCCATGTCACCAAAGGCAAGAATGTGTTGGATTCGCATGTGGCTCAGCGTAATTTCTTCTTAACAACCGAAGGTTCAACTGGCGGCAAACTGTCCAGTATCAACGAAATTCACGCTTCAAGGTTGTTTTCGCACAGTGCAGAGGGTCATCGTAAAAACGGCATCAGTGGATTGGTGACAGACTTTAGTGTAAGTAGAGAAGCCGAGATGAAGGCATATGAGTTCAGTTTGAGGTTTGAAGCCGCTGACATTATACTGTGAGGTGAAAACATGGCAACTCCAATCAGACTCTTGGGCGGCTTGCAGAACGAACTGCAAATGGACTTACTTGCTCAAAGTATTGACATTACCGTTGACAGAAACGCTTCACATTTCCCAACTCCAAATAACATCCTTAAGCGGTTCGCTATTGATACGAACACGCCGAGAGTGATGCTTGAGATGAACGGTATTATCATTGGTGACGAGGGAGTTGATGTACAGCAAGGAGGCAGTACCATTGCGGACGGCTCTCTACCACTCCGTACACTCATCAATTTCGGTAGCATGTTGCCCAGCGAACCCTTTAGTTCATTCAAGCCGACAAGTTTTGCCGCACTTCACTTGACCAGTTATTCGTACGCTACTGGTAATCGTACCAAACAGTTCCCTACTTTTACAACAAATCAGCAATTTACCATTGGTTCAACAAACATCATCAGCGGAACCAGTGCTTCGGGTCATTGGCGTATCAAAGGTTGGCCGTCTTCTACCAACCTTGCACCTAAAATTCAAACTCAGTTGAAATTTACAGGTGGGCACAGTATAGGAGCGACAGGTGCTTTGGCGGTCAGTACCACGCTGTCAGTAGCAGGCTCTGCTATCGCTATATCAACCAACCCGGACGAACTTGGAGCCGCCGCTCTGTTAAACATAGGAGACAGAGTGGTCAAGAACGATGGTACTTTTTTAGGAGAAGTCTCAGCATTGGCTGACGCTACTGTAACATTCAAAGTAGCGTTGACTTCTGCTATCACTGCCAACGATGAACTTTATGTCACACCAAGATGCTTCAACGACAGAAACCAGTTTGTCGGATTTGTTACAGGTCTGTACGACGACTCCAGCGTAAGTCAAGGAAGTGAAGCACAGTGGTACATTGAGTTCACAGGGAACATTGAAGCCAATGTCCAAAACGGCGATACGCTGAGTATCAACCAAAGTTACAGCGGTGTAGAAGCGGCACTGCACAACGAATTTATCAAACTCGTCCCTTCATACTGGCTTGAATCACCATCTCGTAATTCTAAAGGTTCACTGTGTCAATCGGATGTCATGGTAGGAAAAGGCAACTGCGACCTCGGTATTCGTTTCCGATTCAATGCCAACAAGACTCCCTCTCTTCTTGGAGGGAGTGACAGCATATCTATCGTACATGTAGCGGGGAGAATCTCTCGCGCAATCAACCATACCAACTTGACTGCCCCTGTTGGAGATGCCTACTACTACGACGCTGTAATTGACATTCCTATCAAGGGTATAGCGACAACTGCTGGTAAAAACCCTGCCGTTATCATGGCCGAACTCTTTGAAGACGCTTTGGAGATTTCAGGGAATATCAGCAAATCAAATGTTAGCACAACAGGCAAAACACTGGCAGATGCGTTTACAGTATCAAGGCACCAGTCCATCGTGGTTATACAGCAGATTCACAAACCGAATAGGGACATTACCCACCCTCAAGTGTTGTCTACAGGTATTCGTAAAAATTTCTCTCCGCAAGTGTTTCAGGGCGGCGGTACAAAAAGCAACAGTGCAAATAAGTCAGCCGGTGATAAAGTACAAGACTTGGTTGGGTTGGTTTCCAATTCACATAAGGATATTGACATGTTCCGAGGCATTCAGATTCCCTACGACAGTCTCATCACCAGTTCAGGTGTGTCAGGAACAGCGAGGAACTTTTTCTTAACCTTTGGCGACATTCCGACATCCGAAAAGGGTTCGGCAAGCAATACTCGTTCGGCTTCGGAATTGATGAGGCAGATGATTTTGTCAAGCGATGCCGGTGGCAATACAGACGAGTCCACAAAAGAGGGTTTCTTTGACCAAGTAATAGACGCAGTTGTACCTGAGACTGTGCAGTCTCTTGTCGGTTTCTTGACCAACGCTGTAGAAGACTTATTCGTTACGCTTAATACACCAGCGCATGGCAACGACGGTGGTATCCGTATTATGCCGGAAAAACTTCATGTGCGATATGATGCTGGGAACAACTACTACGCATTCACTCTGTTGCTCGTCGCAACGGACTTTGTAATAGGTGTCTGATATGAGTCTACTAACTGAACCCGGATTTGGACTCAAGTTCAACGGTATCAGTGATAGCGTTCTCGTTCCTGTGAACAGCAAAAAAATTCACGGCATTCAAGACGAAGGCAGGCAAGCGTTGCCAGCGGCACTCAATGCGTTTACGCTGGAGACATGGTTCATTCCCGACTGTGGCGGTGTTGTTTTTGAGCAAGAGAATGTCATGCGCTTGACGGTCGGCAGTCCCAGCAGTCCTGCTCCTGCGACCTTTGAAGTGCGTCTGCAAAACCCTGCCAGTGGTAGAGAAGCAGTCTACTCTTTGTCTACAGCAAAACCGGTGACCAAAGCCAACGGAAGGGTTGCCTACTGGGACGGCGTGTTGTACCCCGCAGTCAATGAAGTCCACGACAGTTACTTAGCGACTGATGCAGGTAAAGACGATGTCACTGCCTTCAACTCAGGCCATCGTGAACTACTCAATGTGACAGTCATGTTTGACCGACGCGTCATTAGTCTCTTTGTCAACGGAGATTTGGCTGTCTCTCAGACTTTAGAAGAGCCTCACGAACTTGTCACTCAACAAAATCACATTTACTTGGGCGGCAGAGGTGGCGACTTCCGAGGTACACTTGAATCAATTCACTGGTCAAAAGGAGCACTACCATCAGGCTACCAACAGTATGCTCCTGTCAAAAGCGACAACACGCTTGGTCTTTGGCGATTTGAAGAACCTATTGAACCCATCAGCCTCATCACCACTACACCGTCCATATCAGCGTCAACTGGTGTCAGTTCTACTATCAACATAGGTGCAACGGCGGCGCAAGCACTTGTTGACGAATTGACAGGACAGAGTGGTTTGACCTCGGCTGACTTCACAACGAGCCCGTGGAGTGCCGGAGCATACTCTGTTACGGTACACGCTGTGTCGTCTACCAGTACAGCAACGATTCCCAAAGTGCCATATAACATCCTTGTCAATCCGCTGGGTTTCAGTCAAACGACAGGTAAGCCGACAAACAAGGCACCCGAACGCATGAGACTGATGTCCGTTGACGCAAGTGCGGGCACTATCGTCGTTGAGTCCATTCACCTTGACTTTGAAGCCAACGCTTCCACTGGACGCCGAGGAGCGTTAATGGCTCACGATGCAGGGCGCTTCGTCATCATCACAGGTGATTGTATCGTTGACACAGGTAAAGGAAATGAGTTCCAACCGTATGGAAGTGGTACGCAATTTTCTCAGCGACAGGGGCAGGTCTGCATTGACGAGAGTGATTATGAAAATCACGGGGTTGTTTTTTCGCAGAGTATGGCCGTTGACAGCCACGAGTACAACAAGTTCTCTGCCAGCACGACCAACATGGGTTCCGACTTACTTGCTGGACATTGTGGTCGCCACGCGCTCAACCATGTCACCAGTCATTCGTTTATGGGCCTGCTCCCTCCTACCAGTCAACATAGCGTTGACAAAAAGTTGGACATGAGCAGTGACATCATTACGGCAGTGTTCCCTTCGCAGTTTTCCGAGATTCGCTCCACTGTACCCATCAACAGCATCATCTCCAGTTATGATATACACTCACCCATCAAAGTGCAAAGTGTCACATCATCCAGTGTAGTCTCTTCTTTGGTTGAGAACGGTATGTCTGACATTGCCGATTCCAAGCGTGAGTTATTGGCCATTGGTGGAGAAGGCTTCAATCCTGTGCCATTCCTTCTCAAATCAGTACCTTCTCATGAAGAGACCAGCAACACTCGTCACGCTATTCCTTCCACAGAAAGTCGCATAGCCACTCTTTCACTACCTGCACTTTCAGCATACGGCTATGCTCCGTTTGTACAACTTCATTACAACGCCCTTGATTACGAAGGTACTGAATTTTCAGTCGGTGCCACAAGTCGCTTGACCGGAAATATCAGTGGTAGTAACAAAGTGCTTACACTTCAAAGCATCAAGTCGTTCGGTCATGACGGGCAAACGATACTGGGTATGGATATACGCATTGGAAACACTTCTGCCACGACCAATAGTCAAGTGTTCGCAACCATCAACTACAGTGCCAAGACGCTTACCTTTTCTGCCGCTGTTGCATCAGCGTTTGCAACCGCCGCCACGACTGGAGCCATTGTACAGAAAGTAGACTTGTCTCCTAAACTATTGGTTGAAAAGTCATTGCCCAGCGTCAGTACAATTCTCACAGGGTCCTACTCTATTCTTGATTTGATTCACGACTCTATGGCGATTAACCCACTCACCGTCTTTTCTCCCGGCGGTGTCATTGACTTTGAAACTCCGAGCATGCTCGGCTTATCCGATGGTGATTTGGAAGGCGATAATGCAGAGGGCTTAGTTGCAGAAAAGTTGCTGAACCTTGACCTGTGTCCTGAAAACTACTTACCACTTACTTCTACTGACCCGACCTCTACGACTCCACAAGCCATCGCTCTTGCAACCAGCGAACTGTCCACTCGCAAATCTGTGTTTCATAGAGTACTTGTCAGGAGTAACAAGAGCGAGGTGGCCGATGTTGAAGAATTAGCGGGTGCTACAACCCAACTTGCCTTCAACGGTAACAGGCCAAGAACTGGAATACTTGTCAACAATGGTTCAGGCTATGCCGCCAGTACCACTGGTGCTATGACAGTGGACGGAGCGGATGCCACTACTTTCTTTGAAGCAGGAGACCGCCTCTACAAAGCAGATGGTACGGACCTCGGTGCTATCACAGCAGTCACGACGACCAGCGTCACAGTGGGAGGAGGAACTACCGCCGCCGTCGTTGACAATGACGAACTGTTTAATCAGCCACAGGTCTTTGGGCTCGGTACGACAAATCAAAGTACCTGTGTCAACGAGTACTTTGACATCATTGAGCATACTTCTGTGAGTGGTATAACCTCTCTTGTCGTTCAGCCAAGCGACCGAAACCGCTTGAACATTCTCAGCAAAATGTCTGACAGTTCGGACAGAGCCAATTTC